TGTAATATTAACAAAGAAGAGAGAGATACTATATCATGATGGTTATAGTCATGAAAGGATAGTGACTAAATATAAGTTAAAAGATACTTCGTATCCTAATAATGACTGGATAAGGATAGAGATAGTTAATGGTGAAGTAAAGGTAGATGAAGTTAATATACCAAAATGGTATAAGAATAGTCATGAGAAACAATTATTAACTTTTAGTAAGAATATGCCTTATGATTTACAATTAGAGGCTGTTAAGCAGAATGGTTGTAGTATAATATATATTAAGAATCCTAGTAATAAGATACAATTAATGGCTGTTAAACAGAGTGGTTATAGTATAAGATATATTAAGAATCCAAGTAAAGAGTTACAATTAGAGGCTGTTAAACAATATGGTTATAGTATAAAATATATTGATAATCCAAGTAAAGAGGTACAATTAGAGGCTGTTAAGCAGAATGGTTATAGTATAGAATATATTAAGAATCCAAGTAATAAGATACAATTAGAGGCTGTTAAACAGGATGGTTATAGTATACGGTATATTAATAATCCAAGTAGTAAGGTACAGTTAGAGGCTGTTAAACAGAATGGTTATAGTATACAGTATATTAATAATCCAAGTAAAGAAGTGTTAGAATATATTGAAAGAAGAAATAATGTATAAAATAGAATGTATAGATTCAAATGGTCAAATAGAAACTTTAGATAAAACCCCCTGCTTAACTCAAGCTAAGAAGTTAAGACAAATATATCTAAGTTTCTTTAGGGATAGGAATGAGAAAGTCACTATTGTAATTAAGGCTACAGGATATTAGTATGTTAGTTAGTTTCGAGGATTTTATAAGGATACAACATAATTGGGTAAATTATACTGATTGGTTAAGGATGGACCACTTACCCATACATTTTAAAACGTACTGGATAAATCATTTAGGCAAATATAAATTTAAGAGTTTTGAAGTTATTAAAGAGACTTATTTCAGTAAAGATCAAGAGGCTATTTGTAGAGCTATTTTAAATGAAGTTGATTATGTAAAAAGTGAGGATATGGTTGAAAGGGTAGTAGAGAAGAAAAAGTATACTCCTATAGATATAGATAAACTAATTGCAGAGGATGAAGATTTTGAAAATGAATATGACGAGTGGTTAGATAGTATCGAAGAAGAAGATGATGAGTTTGATGATGAAGATTATTATATAGGAGAGGGGGTAGAAGAATATGAAGAAGATTAAATGTGCTGATGATCACAGACATGTAATGGAGTATAAGGTAGCTACAGAAAAAATCAAAGCTGGCTATTACTGTAATAGTTGTAAGTATATTGAACTAGATGAGGAATTGAGTGATGATTTATTAGAGAGTCAGTTTTCAAGACAAATAAAGGAGCTATAAAAATGATAATAAAATTAGACTTGGAATTAATAGCTGCGAAACTAGAGAAAGTCAGCAAACAAAGAGAAGAATATATTACCTATGATGTCACTATATCTAAACATCCAGGAGCGGACTGTGTAACTATATTCTATACCTTATACACGTCAAAGACATCCAAACATGAAACTTTTCCAACTTTGTTAGCATTAGATAATAGATTAGATGAATTGATAGAGGATAGGAAAGAGGTTATTATTGATGGTGTAGAGTATGTAAAAAAAGAAAGAGAGGTATAAAATGAGTGAATTATTTGAAGCGAGTCAAGAGGTAGAAATACCACAACAACAACCGACTAAGAACTACTCGGAAAGGGCTAAAGACGCTGGTAAAGCATTAGCAGATTCTAGGGATGCCTTTGAACTGTCACAAGTACAAGCTACTTCAGAGGATATAAGAGCATTAGCAATTAGTTTCTTAATAGGACAGAACAAGAGAGAGAATATTAAGGCTATTAGAGAGGATAAGCCAGTAGCACAAGGACCAAAGAAAGAATATGTTAAACTACCATTCCTTGATATACAAGATGGTGTAGAATATACAGTCAAGATTATATCAGATGATGGGGAATATAAAACAGAGAGATTCACTACGCATGGTTTTACAGTTGAGATAAAAGGAGAATTAAAGAAACTTAGTACAATGTCTAAAAAACTACTTCATCATTTTGTAGTAGATGCTGTTGTTACGTTCAGGAGATATAACGAGGATAACTTTACTAAATATGAGGTGAAATAATATGTGTCAGTTTTTAAGTGTAATATTAACAAAAGAAAGAGAGATACTATATCATGATGGTTATAGTCATGAGAGTATAATAACTACACATAAGTTAAAAGATACTTCGTATCCTAATAATGACTGGATAAGGATAGAGATAGTTAATGGTGAAGTAAAGGTAGATGAAGTTAATATACCAAAATGGTATAAGAATAGTCATGATAAACAATTATTAACTTTTAGTAAGAATATGCCTTATGATTTACAATTAATGGCTGTTAGACAGAATGGTTATAGTATACAGTATATTAAGAATCCTAGTAGTAAGGTACAATTAATGGCTGTTAAGCAGAATAGTTATAGTATAGAATACATTAAGAATCCAAGTAATAAGATACAATTAATGGCTGTTAAACAGGATGGTTGGAGTATAAGGTTTATTGATAATCCAAGTAAAGAGGTACAATTAGAGGCTGTTAAGAAATATGGTTATAGTATAGAATATATTAAGAATCCAAGTAATAAGATACAATTAGAGGCTGTTAAGCAGAATAGTTATAGTATAGAATATATTAAGAATCCAAGTAAAGAAGTGTTAGAATATATTAAGAGGTAGAGGAGTTAAAATGTACTCTCAAATATTAAAATTCTTAGTGGCACATCAAATACCTTATAAAGAAGGTAGTAGTCAATTTATCTTACCATGTCCAAAGTGCGGTCGTGATGAGAAAGTGTATATGGGGAAGAATAATTCTATGTGGGATTGTAAAGTGTGTGGAGCAAAAGGTGATTTAGTAAAATATCAAAATCTTAACTTCCTATCTGTCCCATCGGATGCACCACAGCAACAACAAGAAGATGGACCTACCTTTACACTACAAATGGTTAAGGAGTGCCATGAGAATCTTAAAACTAATCAAGAGGTAATTGATTATCTAATGAAGGATAGGAAACTAAGTTCAGAAGTAATTAGTAAATGTTTACTAGGTGTGAATGAAAGAGGTCAATTAGTAATACCTCATGTATATAAGGATAAGTTGTATGGTGTTAAATATCGTAACTTAGATCCTGAGGCAGAGACAAGATATATCTATGCTAAAGGAAGTAAGTCTATTGCACTTAATCAAGAATATTTAGATACAAAACCAAAGGAGGTGTTAGTAGTTGAAGGTGAAATAGATTATATGACAGCTTTAACTTATGGAATACAAAATACTGTAGCAGTACCAGGATGTAGTTATCGTGGAGATAGTATGAAGTTCATAGAGAAGTTACAAGAAGCTGAGAAAATATATATTTGTTTTGATGCTGGTGAGGATGAATTAACTAAAGGACAAAAGGCAGCTTATGATTTAGCAAAAAGAATTGGTTTAGATAAGTGTTACAATGTAATACTTCCTGAAAAAGATCTAAATGACTGTCTAAAAAAGGACATACCTATAGAGAATATTAAGTCCACTATTCTAAATGCAAAGAAGTTTGATATTCCTGAAATTGTAAGAGTTGGTAAATTTAAGAAATTAGTTACTGAAAGACTATTAAACCCTAATAAGTTATTTGGTTATCCAAGTGGATTTGAACAGTTTGATAAATTAACAGGTGGCTTAGGCGAAGGACAATTAACTATATTGTCTGGACTCACAACTACAGGTAAGACTACGTGGTCTAACTTTTTAATGTACCACTATGCTCAGCATAAAATACCCGTAGTATATTTTTCTTTAGAGACACCTACACATCAACTTATAGCGAATACGATTAAGTTTCTATTCGGACATGCTGCTGACCAGTTTAATAAAGATAAGATAGAGGAGTATATAGATAGCTTAGATGAGTTACCTATACATTACTATGATAGAAGAGCATTGAATAAACCTTTATACGTTTCTTATTTTAAAGAGTTAATTAAGAGTGTAAGGGATAGATATAATGCTAAGTTTATTGTCTTAGATGATATGCAGAAACTAATCACTGCGAATAGACATGGTAGTAGAACTATGAGTAACCATGAGTTAATAGATGACCTATGTAGTTCTTTAAAAGATATTGCTATGGAATATGAAGTACATATAATTGTTATTGCTCACCTTAACAGAACTAATCAAGGAGTTAGACCTACAATGTTTCAATTAAAAGGTGGATCAGGTCAAGAACAACAAGCAGACTTTGTTCTACTATTGCATAGGGAGTTAGACTCTCAAGCTGATGAAGAGGTTAAGTCACAAGTAATGTTAGATATAGCTAAGAATAGAACTGATGGTGGTGAAGGTACTGGATTGATAACCATGAGGTTTGATAAGAATGTACAGAAATATATAGAGATATGAGATATCTAATTTATATATTATTAGTCTTTCTACTCTTTGGATGTAATACAACTAAGTATTATAAGGAAGATATTGAAGCAAGGAAGTTAGAAAGTGTTGTTACTTTTGACCAACTCCAATTTAAGATGACTACACCTGAAATGATCTGTTGGACAATGGAGCAAGAGATTAGATATGTAGCAGATACTTCTCCAGAAGATGAATATAGATCACCCGATCAAACATGGGATTTAAGATATGGAGACTGTGAAGATTTTGCTATATTTAATGCTTACTTTCTTAAGAGGTTGAGTTATGATTACTACCTATTAAATATATCAGCTCCTAAATATGTTCATGCTATATGTGTTTGGAGAACACCACAAGGTTATAGGTATAGTAGTAATGGTAAGTTAAATAGTGCAGTGTGTCCTTCTTTAGAATACATAGCAACTAGGATACACCCTAAGTGGTACGTAGTTAATATATATAAGTTAGAAGATATTGAGTATAATAATGTTAAGTTGAAGCACTATGAATGGATGATAAGGGAGGTAGAATAATGAGTAGAGTATTAGCATTTAGTGACGAACATTTACCAGCTACAATACCAGGTAGAGTAAAATTTTTAAAAGAAATGGAGAAGAGGTGGAAGTGTGATACTATTGTATGTACAGGTGATTTCTTAGACCTACATGCTATAAGTAGTCATACTACAGAAGCAGATGCTAAGGGGGCTTTAGATGAAATGGATGAAGCATTAATAATGGCTAAAGAATATTATAAAGCATTTCCAAAGGTAACTCTTATTCTAGGTAACCATGATTTAAGAATTATGAGGGCTGCAAATGAAGCTAAACTACCTAAGAATTGGCTTAGATCTTTTAGAGAAATAATAGGTGCTCCTGAAGGTTGGGATATTAGGACAGAACCAATCATAATTGATAATGTTTTATATGATCATGACTTTCAGTGCTCTGGAATGAATGCTCATAGGAGTAGAGCTACTAAAGAAGGTTTAAACGTTGTTGGTGGTCATTTACATGCTTTTGGTGGTATATCTTTTATCTCGAATAGTCATAGCTTAACCTGGGGAATGAATATAGGTTCTGGAGTTGATGATACAGCTTATCACATGAGATATGGTAAGAAATTCCCTAATAAAGCAATAGTTGGTGCGGGTATAATTATTGATGGATTCTACCCATACTTTGAACCAATGAATTTAGGAAGTAAAAGAAAGCTAACATTGTCCAGACCTAAATCTAAGAAAAAGAAGGTAAAATAATGTCAACAATTATGGCACATAGATGTTTATTAAATGGTCCTAATAAGGAAGTAGAAAATACCTACTATAGTGCTTGGTACTGTAATAAAGTTGGTATAACTGCGATTGAAGTGGATGTTAGACTTCGTAAAGACACAGTAGTTTGTTCTCATGGTGATTATCTAAATGGTCCATTGACCAGGCTTGAAACTATAGTTAAGCTATGTAATAAATTTAGATTAAATTTATATATTGATGTCAAAGAGTATGATGCAGGAGTAAGAGCTAAACAAATTTGCATAGATAATAACTTTTACAATGCTGTCTTTGCATCAAGGGATTATATATTTATTAATAACCAAGTTAATGACCTATTTAAGTATGGCGCTATTATAGATAAATTTAGTGACGAATATAGATTCTCAAAATATGATTTTTTAAGCATTAACAGGAAATATTTTACATGGTTTATTGGGCAAAAGACTTTTAAGAAGATACAAAGTATATGTCCCGTATATGTATGGACAGTGAATAGCAAAAGAGAGATTGAAAAGTTTAAAAAATGGGGTGTAGATGTAATAATGACAGACTATGGGGAGAAATACTCATCATGATAGGTAAACCTAAAATAGGGTTATGTTTAGCAGCAGGGGGTGCTAAAGGAATTGCACACTTAGGAACTATTAAAGTTCTAGAAGAGAATAAGATTCCTATCCATGCTATTACTGGTACATCTAGTGGAGCATTATTTGGAGGTATATATGCGTATACTAAAGATCTTAAAACTATAGAAAAGTTTGCTTTATCTATAGAAAAGAGAGCTTGGCAAAAGCTTCTACTTAAAGACTTCAGTGTGTTTGGTAAAGGTCTTATCTCAGGACAACAAATAGAAAATATAATTGAAAACATAATAGGTAAAGGAGCATTGATAGAAGATTGTCAAATACCTTTTAGATGTGTTGCAGTAGATCTATATTCAGGAAAGAAGGTTGTATTCAAGAGTGGTAGTTTAAGTAAAGCTATTAGAGCAAGTATTTCTCTACCCCTCACATTTAAGCCAGTAGAGATGGATGGTATGTTGTTAGTGGATGGATCTTGTCTATGTCCTGCACCTTCTAAACAACTATTGGATATGAGGTGTAATAAAATTATCCTCTCTTCTACAGCACAACCAAGTGGACAACCAATGTTAGGAAATGCTACTAAGTATAACATCATGCACAACTATATGATGAATAGTACATCTGAATTGATTAGGAGAGCTTCTGAGAGAGCTGACGTGGTCTTATACCCTAGGATAGATGCTATTGATACATTAGAGTTCTGGAAAGCTAGGGAAGCCATACAGGCAGGAGTGCTAGCTACACAAGAAAAGCTTACTCAGATAAAGAAACTATGTGGTTGGTTTTAATGAGAAAGCTTCTCTTTATCCTACTACTAGTATCAGTATCATTTGCTTTTATGCTAAGCAAAATAGATAACAAAGAATTTAACAACTACAATGTAGATGTGTTTGCAAAGAGATCTTATGGGTTTGATCTAGCTTGGTATGTAGGGACTAAGAAACCTTATCCTATATTATACATTTATGTAGGTACACCTGAAGGAAACGTATATAGACTTTATAATGAGGAGTATTTAAAATAATGTTAGAAGTTTTATTTGACAAACCTGGATTTTCCTTAGATGTAGAAACTACTTCTGAGTCTGGAAAGAAAGATGATAATTTACACTTTAAGAAATGTGAATTGGTTTGTATTGGTTTTGCTTATAAAGAAGATGGAGTAGTTAAGTCATTCTGTATGACAGTGGAAGAAATTAATAGAGAGATCAAAGATTTTTCTCAGTTAATGACACAAGAGAGATATAAGATACTTGGCCATAATATAAAGTTTGATGCTAAAGTAATATATGGAAAATATGGTATTACTCTTAAAGGTATCTACTTTGATACATGTATTGCAGCTAAACTATTAGATGAAGAGAAAGGTCATGCTGGATTAAAATATTTAGGTAAAAGACACTTTGATGAAGATTGGGGAGTATGGTTAAACTACAAACAATGGTGTAAGGTGAAGGAGTTAGACTGGAAAGTAGATGACCATTACCCAGTATATAAGAAAGAACTTATGAAATATTGTGCTAAAGATGCTGAAATTACCTATAAATTAGCTGAGATATTTAGACCTAAGTTAGAGAAACAATGCTTACAGAAGTTATTTGAACTTGAGATGGAAGTAGTGAATATATTCTACAAAGCAGAGTTAAATGGTATATCAGTAGATTTACCTTATTTAAGCAAAATATTACAGAAATGTATACTGAACGTAGGTAAAGTACAAGAAATGGTATACTTAACATGTAAAGAAGAATTTAACATCAACTCTTCACAACAATTAGGAGAGGTACTATTTAATAAACTAGGATTCAAAGTAGTGGAGAAAACTAAAAAAGGAAAGCCTAGTACCAATGCTAAAACTTTAAATGTACTAGCTAGGAAACATAAATTTGCTAGGAGAATTTTATTGTATAAGAAATGGGAGATGATAAGGAGACACATAGAGAAGTTAATCACTGAACAAATTGATGAACGTATCTATCCTACCTTTAATACTATAGGTACTGAGACAGGTAGATTTAGTTGTGAAAAACCTAACCTACAACAAGTACCATCTAAGACCAGTGCAGGGAGAGCAATAAGAAAAGCATTTACGGGAGATCTAATAGTTGCAGACTATTCAAATATTGAATTAAGAATACTAGCACATTATACTAAAGATCCTATCTTATGCAAAGTATATGAAGCTGGTGGTACAGGAGACTTACATAAGGTTACTTCTGAAGCTTTAGGAATTTCAAGGAGTCATGCTAAGACTATTAACTTTGGTATTTGTTACGGTATGGGACCAATGAAGTTAGCAGATGATTTGAATATCTCACAAGAGTTAGCTAAAGATTATATAAATCAATGGTATAAGAAGTATGCTTTTGTTCAACCTTGGAAAGATTCAGTTATTAATACAGTTAAGAAACATGGATTTATAAGAAGTTTTGGAGGTAGGAAACGTAGGATTGATTTAAACCAAAGTCAAACTACTTGGGCTAGGTTACATAATACTACATTAAAAGAGATGAGAGAAGCTGTAAACTTTGTTATTCAAGGAAGTAGTGCAGATATTATTAAAGCTGCAATTGTAGCCTTGAAGGATGAGAAAATCTTACTCCAGGTTCATGATGAGTTAGTAATTGAAAAGGGTAAAAGATCTTTAGAAGAGATTAAAGAAATTATGGAGAATATAGTGACTCTTAAAGTACCTATTCCAGTAGGTATTATAGAGTGTAGTAATTGGGGAGATGGCAAATAATGACAATTTATATTATAGGTATATGTATAGGTTTAAGTGCTGTATTAGAGGCAATAAGTTACCAGAAACAAGCATGTAAAATCTATAAATCACATAAGAGTAAAGATGTATCTAGTTCTAGTTATTTCTATAAATTAGGTAAATATGTTGCTGCTCTAATAGCTCTTACTCTTTCTGAAAATTGGGTAGGTGTAGGTTTAGAAGTAGTGTCTTTAATTATGTGTATAAGAACTACTATATTTGTAATTAGGAATAAACCTGATAATTGGACTTGGAGATAGTTGGCATAAACAGTTGATAAATATGCGTGTTTGGTGCGTATAAAGTAGGAGAGTATTACATGAAAGATATGAAATCTGGTAAAGGTAAACTAATCTGGTATGCCTTACCTTTAGAAGCAATAAGAGAGATTGTTAAGGTGATTACATTTGGATCTACCAAGTACCCTGTTAACTCTTGGAAGAATGTAGATAAGGATTCAGTAAGTAAATATTTCTCAGCTATGATGAGACACCTGACAGCTTGGCAATCTGGAGTAAAGAAAGATCCAGAGAGTGGGATATCTCACTTAGCACATGCAGGATGTAATTTAATCTTTCTAATTTGGTTTGAGTTAAAGGAGAAATAATGGAAAATGATATTTGTAAGTGTACTGGAGATAATTGTCCTATTCACTTGAAAGAGAGTTGTCGTAGATATCTTATTAAAGCGGATATACACCAGACATATTTTGTAGAGAGTCCTATAGAAGATGGTAATGAAGAGTGTGAACAATATTGGGAGGTGAATTAGAATGACAACTAAAAAATATATTCCTCTTTTTGATATAGTTTTTAAAATTAGTGTTCGAGGAAAGACTGCTGAAGCAGCAATTAAAAAAGCTAGAAAACTAGCTTCTACTGCTAAAGATGTTCGAGTAAGCTATTGGGGGTGAAGTAATGCCATATATTAAAGGTGAAGATAGAAAGAAGTTAGCTTTTAGAGATAATAGACATCCAGAAAATGCTGGAGAGTTAAACTATCTATTTACTAAGTTAGCATTACAATACATTGTAGATAAAGGGAAAAAGTATCAACATTATAATGATATAATTGGAGCTTTAGAAGGATGTAAATTAGAATTATACAGGCGTTCCATAGTTCCTTATGAGAATATGAAAATCATTGAAAACGGAGATGTAGAATGAAACTAACAAATAAAAATAATTTGCCTAAACCATTAGTGAAAGCTATAGAAGGTTTTAATAAAGATTATAAAGATGGAAGAGGAGAGACAGATATTTCTGTTACAGAATTACTTAATCCTCCCCTTATTAGACAACTAACAAAGGAACACTATGAAGAGATTGAAGAGGATGTATCCGATAGGATATGGTCTTTACTTGGTTCAGCAGTACATCAAATACTAGAGAAGAGTGTAGATGGATTAGTTGAGCATAGAATGTATAAGGAAGTAGATGGAATTAAGCTCTCAGGACAAGCTGATTACATTGAAGATGACATTATATATGATTATAAGGTTACGTCAGCCTGGAGTGGATTAAAGGGTATTAAACGGGAATGGGTGCAGCAACTAAACTTACTCTCTTACTTATATGGTAATACTAAAGCATTAAAGATTGTAGCTATATATAGAGATTGGAGTGAGTCACAAGCAAAGAGGAGTAAAGACTATCCTCAGAGATCTGTAGAGGTCATTAGTATACCTTTATGGACTAAAGAAGAACAAGAAGCATATTTAACTACAAGATTAGAATTACATAATGGGTTAGAGACTGAATGTAGTCCAGAAGAGAAGTGGCAAAGACCTACAGTATATGCTATTATGAAAGAAGGAAGAAAGACAGCAGTTAAATTATATGATAGTTTAGAAGAAGCTAAGAAGGATGGTAGGGGAGAAGTAGTAGAAAGACTTGGAGAGAATATCAGATGTGAGAAGTATTGTTCAGTCTGTAAATTCTGTCCTTATCATAAGGGGAAATAATGGAAGAGGTAGTAAAAATAATTACTTTATATTTATTACTAAAATACGTTGGTATCGTTATACTTGCTTGGTTAGTATATGGAGTATTACTTAAGATATTTGTTTTCTTCTATCTTAGTTATAGAGAGAAAAAGAATTTACATAGTGTTACTAACATTCATAAGGAGAGGAATAAATAATGAAAACAGTATACCTCGCACATCCTATGGAAAATGATGATATCAGTATCGGAGGATCTGGTAGAAGGGGACAAGAATGTAGATCTAAGGCTCCTGAATTAAACTGGTTACTTGCAGAAGAATGGCAAGAAGGACTAGCATTTTCTAAGATTGTAGGAGCTGACTTAGCTAAATTAAACCAGGCAGACATAATAATTGTAGATGTATATAAGATAGGTACAGAAGGAGATAAAGGTACTCTCTTATGTATGGGTACATTAATGGAAGCTGGATATGCTATGGCTAAGAATAAATATGTAGTAGTAATTACTCGTAAACGTAAACATATCCATCCATTCTTTATAGGAGTAGACTTTGTATGTAATAGTTTAGATGCAGCAATAAAACATGTAAAGGCACTAAAATGATTAAGAAAATAGTTATAGGTAAACATGTCTATAAAGTTCATTGGGATGACTTTGGTGGACTTTTAGATAATTATGGTACAACTGATTTTAACACTAACAAAATTTGTGTAGATAATACTATCGCAAATTCTAGAAAAGAACTAACCTTAGCTCATGAGATTATACATGCTTTATTTGAAGATTCTGGTGTTAGAGAGATTTTAAAAGATAATGAAGAGCAAGTAGTGAGAATGTTAGAGAATAAGTTTTATGAATTTTTGAAGGATAATACTACATTTTATGAATAACTTTATGATTATATTATATTGGATTCAATTAATAGGGCTTACCCTAGCTAGTCTTATACGTTGGTATCTTCTTAAAGATTGGTCAGTAGCAGTTGTAGGTATTTGTTATGCTTTAGCTAACTACTTGGTATTCTTAAAATGATTAGGTGTAAGTTAGAAGCAAAACTCCCAAGTGTTAATTCACTTTATTGGCATCGAGGGAATATTAAGATAATGAAAACTGAAGCTAAGCAGTTAAGGAAAGATATCATACTTGCTAGAGAAGGTGATGTTAAATCAGAAGTACAGTTAGTTGCTTTTATTACGGTATATGGAGATTGGTATTTTAAAAATGGTAAGATAAGAAAAAGAGATGTTTTAAATTTACAAAAGTTTTTAATTGATAGTATATTTGATGGACTTGAAGCTGATGATAAACAAATATTTGCATCTTATTGGGTAAAGAAACAAGCAGACTATGATGGATTTGAAGTTGTGATAGAGGAGTTTAAGCATGGATAAACAAGAACAATTAAGACTTATAGATAACATGTTAAAGAACATTACTTTTGGTCCCCTTGCTCTAAGAGAGATTATTGAATTAAGACTTAAATTAGATAAGGAAGGTAAATATAATGGAGACAGTTAAAAATATAGTTATAGTTGCAGGTGGTTTATTCTTAGGAATAATGATGTTTTGGGTAGCTATGACATTTATAATTGCACTACTACAACTCTTTTTAAAACTAGGAGGATTAGTAGTATGAATGAACATCTAGTAGTTGGATATGGGGAGATAGGAAAAGGTTTGGTTAAGGTACTAAATCCAATCTATGAAGTAGTGATTTATGATACTAAACTATACACTACACTTGATATCTCATCTCTAAGTTTATCTACTCTACATATATGTATTCCTGGAGATCTAAAGGAGTTTGTTAAAATAGTTAGTGAGTATATAAGTTTGTTATGTCCTAAACTAACAATAATACATGCTACTGTACCTGTAGGAACTACAAGAGAGATTGAAGAAAGAACTAAGTCTCTAATAGTACATTCTCCTGTAAGAGGATTACACCCTGATTTAGACTTAGGAATTAAGACATACACTAAATATATTGGTTATAATAATGGAGAAGCAGCTAGGTTAGCTGAGAAAGTTTACACTAAAGCTAAGATTCCTTTTAAGAGATTATGGAAAACTGAAACTACTGAATTAGCTAAGTTACTATCTACCACCAGATATGGGGTAAGTATAGCATTTGCACAGAGTCAGCATGAATTATGTGAGACTCTAGGACTATCTTATAAAGAGGTTGTTACTGAATGGGAGACTACTTATAATAAAGGTTTGAAAGAATTAGACTTAGAGAAATATGTACGTCCTGTTATTGATCCACCTCTAGGACCTATTGGAGGTCATTGTGTAGTACCAAACGCTAAGATACTAGGAGATAGTTTACAACCTTATCTTAGAGAGATTATAGAAACAGGAGGGGAAGATGAGTAAAGAGAAATGTATATGTGGTAAGCATTTTGGTAAGCCTCGAAAGGTATCTAAGAATCATTGGTGCTATGATGAGAAGTATAAACTTCCTGCATTAATTGAAGGATCTGAGAATAAAGGTGGTAAGAAAGTATATAACTATAATAGAACTATATTTGAAGATAAGAATAAGTCAGACAATTTAAAACCAAGTACAGGGGTACATTACTAATGACTAGAGATACTAAGATTGTAATAGCTGGAATAGCTATATTATATTTATTCTTACTCTTTAGTTTAAAGAGTAGAGAGAGTAAAGGTAATAAGTATGTTACAAAAGATCATGTAATGACTGCAAGAGGTGATGATATTAAGATAGAGACAGAACCTATTAAGATTGAACAAATTAATCTAAGAGGTGATAAGAAGATACATAAGATTAAAGGGAATATAAAGTTTAAAAAGTCTTATAAGAAAGGAGATATCTTACCTGTAGAGTTTGATATTACTCCTGATGTAATTAAGGTAGTATCCTCAAAGCATAAGTTAAGTTTATATGCTTATCCAGATAAGATACATATAGGATATCAATATGAGATAGCTTACTTACAAGATTATAAAATATTTAGGAATGTACCTAACTATGCTATTAACTTAGGACTTAGTGATGTTGGTTTAGTATTCACTGTGAGTAAAGATATAAGCCCTCATACGAGTATATTCATAGGTACAAGTACATATCCAGATGATAGAAACTCTAGCACGGTAGTATGGGGGATAAATTCAAGACTATGATACCTCTGTATAAATCTAGTTTATTGTCCGATTATTCTCTGATTGAGAAGTTAGAGAAAGAGTTTTCAAGTTATAATGGATTCAAATATGGTGTAGCTGTAGATAGTTGTACTAATGCAATTAAGTTATGCTTAGCGTATGAGAAGCCTAGAAAGGTAGCAATACCTACAATGACATATGTGTCTGTAGCAAATGAGATATTACACTGTGGGGCTGAACTAGAATTGATAGATGAATGTTATGCAAATAAAGCTTACCAATTAAGAGGAACTCATATATTTGATGCAGCACATGATGTAGGTGGTCATTGGATGTATATTTATGATGATATGTCTAAGTTTTGTTACTCATTCTACCCTACTAAACAGATACCTTCCTATCAAGGTGGTATGATTTGTACTAATGATAAAGACTTTGTAGAGTGGGCAAGATTAGCAAGACAGATGGGTAGAACTGGTTATGGTCCTTACTATGATGTTAAGATGATAGGATGGAAACATAACATGACACCTATTCAAGCTAAGCAAGCATTAGAGAGTTTAAAGAAGTTTAGGAAGAAACCTCATCAGCATCTATGGCTTGAGACTGTAGATAATAGAGATGATTTTATTAAATTTATGAAGAAGCATGGTGTTGAATGTAGTATACACTTCCTTCCTATACATCAAAAGACTATATATAAACATTATGATAAAGGACAGTTTAAACATACGGATGTGTTAAGTTTAAGAACAGTATCTCTACCCTGGTATCCAGGATTATCTAGATGGAGTGTAAGAAAAATAGGAGGATTATTAGCACAATGGCGAAAATATGGAAACCAGAGTTAACTAACATACTCTCAGGAGTATCTATAGGAGAGAGTACTTCAATTGGTGCTTTCTGTGAAATAGGAAAGGATGTGGTGATAGGTCATGATTGCAAAATTCAAGCTTTTGTTTTCATCCCACGGGGGGTTTATATTGGCGATAATGTATTCATCGGTCCTGGTACTATATTCACTAATGACAGGTATCCGTCGTCTAAAGAATATGGTAAGTATGAGGAGACAATTATCGAAAACGAAGTCTCTATTGGTGCTGGCTCGACTATCAGGTGCGGTATCAGACTCGGAAGAGGATGTAGAATTGGAGCAGGTAGTGTAGTTACTAAAGATGTACCAGCAGGAAAGTTAGTAAAAGGAAATCCAGCAGAATGAGATCTTGTAAACACTGTAAACCTAGTAGTAATGAGTCAAAACTTAACGAATATAGTTTAAGAGGACCCATAGGATTTGCTCAAAGAGTTATTGTTGAACAAGCAGTAATCTCTATTTTAAATAAGAACAATATTAAACTTAGAAGAAAGAAGATATTAGATCTAGGTTGTGGAGATGGTGGATGGTTAAGATTCTTAGCTGAGTTAAGAAGTGAAACAGGTTATATGGTAGGAGTAGATTTAGCAACAGAGTTTCTTAAACAGGCTAGGAAGATAAACTCCTTAATTAAGTATAAAACTGGAGATATGGTTACTTTTAAATCAGATGTTAAATTTGATATAGTTACAGCGTTTGTTTCTTTTATGTATTTAACAAACATCTTTGATGTAGATACAGCATTTAAGAATGTATCAAAACTAGTAAAAAAGAATGGGTACTTCCTCTTCTTTGATATTTATGGTGAGACTTTTAAGGATGGTAAGAGATCATTCCTTGCTGAAGAGTTACAAAGTTTAGGGAAAAAGAATGGTTTAACTTTAGTAGATACTAAGTATATATTTAAGAATTTTATTCAAGATGGGAAGGAGATATCAGTAGCTTACCTAGGACAAAACCTACCTCTATACAGACTATTACAGATAGAGGAGGACTTTCCAGATTATACAAGTTATAATAATTTAATGTTACTATTTAGAAAGGAGTAAACATGTATATTAAAGTAGAAGATGATGGACTAGAGATTACTGTAGATCACTCAGGTGAACGTACTTGGGTAGACTTATTAGAGTTATTTATATCTCAAGTATTACCAGGGTTAGGATACAAAGGAGTACCTGACACAGATAAATTTAATTGGGAGGAAGAAAATGAGTAAAGGTAAATTCAGTTGTATTATACCAAGTCACAAACTATTCAAAAGAGAGGATGGCAAGTATGAGTTAGAAGCTTGTATTGATTCTATACTGGATCAAGACTATAAGAACTATGAAATTATAGTTTGTGTTAATGGTCCAGAGTATGATAAAATTAATAAATTTTTATCTTCCAAATATGGTAGTGTAAAAGCAGGTACTTCATTTTTAACAATTTGTATAACTAAGGAAGCTAATGCTGCTACAGCAAGAAATAAAGGAGCTGAACAAGCTACAGGTGAGTATTATACATTCTTATCTTCTGATTGTTTCTTAAAGCCAGGTGGTTTACAAATATGGAAAGATGCTTTTGATGCTAATCCTGAAGTATCTATAGTATACTCTGATATAGACTATATGGTATCTGGAGAGTATAAAGGAGATAGAGGTCATGTATCTGAATATGATAGATATGAACATGAGTGTCATAATATCATAGATGGTGCTATGCCTTGTAGAGCTAAATATTTTGAACCTTGGTATCCTGAGGTTAAAGCATTACAAGATTGGGCATGGTCTTTAGCAGTTACTAAACATGCTCCTGCTATAAAGATTCCAGATGTATGTTACATGGGTGAAGCACCTAAACCTGGAGGACTATCAGATCACTTCTCTAAGAATTGGTTACAATTAAATAAACAAATCAAGAAGATACATAAGATTCCAGAAAGAAAATGTGTATGTACTTCCATAGGTGCACCATTTCATGCACTAAGAACTGCTAAACTATTAGATATGGACTACTTACCAGCAGATCAATTAATATCTAAAGATCATGCTTATGAAGCTATATATGTATTAGGATATTATATTTCTAATCAAGAATTTCATAATGCTTTATTTGCTAAAGCTCAGTCTGATACTATTAGAGTAGTACACTGGATAGGTACAGATATAGCACAAATGATGGGTATCTCTTGGGAGCATAATAGAAATTGTGTATTAGCTTTAAATGAGTATGTAGATCTACAGTTAGCAGAGTATAGTCTAACACATAGAGATCTCACTGACATGGGATTACGTGTTACAGAATTACCTCTACCTTTAGATGTAGCTAAGTATAAAAGAATTAAAGAGAAACCTAAGAAGTTTACTGTGGCAATATATGTACCAGGATATGAGGAGTTACATTATATAAAGTATAATATACAGTTAATGATAGATGTAGTAAAAGCATGTCCTGATATTAAGTTTATATTCTTTGGTAAGAAACCTAATGCACCAATAGGTATTAAGAATCTTAAAGTATTAGATTGGGTTCCTATAGAAGAGGTAGCTAAACAATCAACTGTTTTACTAAGATCTACAATGTATGATGGATTACCTATAGCTCCTATAGAGTTTCAACTAATGGGGAGAGAGTGTATTACAACTGCACCTATTGGAGGATCTTATTGGATAGGTTCAGGTAGAGTTACAGAACAAACTGCACCTCAAATGAAAGCTGTCATAATTAATGCTCTAAGAGATATACAAAAGAAACCTAAGTCTCAGAAGCAAATTAAGGAAGCTATAGATCATTGGACTAAAGAGTTAGCTCCAGAAGTAATTAAGAGGAAGTTTAATAAACTAGTGAATCAAAGAAAGAAAGTTGTAAAGGCTAAGATTGAAGTTGCATTAAAAGAACAAAAGAAGGAGAAGAAAAGTGGAAAAAAGAGTAGATAATCCTAAGTGTGTTAAGATAATTTCCCCTGAGAATAGTATGTATGCTACTACTGCAATGACAGCATGTATGCGTGCACAGGGAATAGATAAAGATAATAACTCTATAGATCCCTATGTAACTGAGATATATTGTGATAAGTGTAAAGAAAGAATACTTGGTTCTTACTATGTATTAGATGACTTAGGAGGGTATGTATCTGCAGACTATTGTTTAACTTGTGCTAAGCAAGTTAGAAAAGCACTTAAAGGTTCACATATACCTGTAGGGAGTTTTTATAAAAGTTATGCAAAGAAAGGAAAGAAGAATGGGTGAATCATTAACTAAAGAAGAATTATACAATGATGTAACAAAAGCCTTTGACTTAAAAGGTGTACCAGTATTCTATAGAGGTAGAGTTGATAGGAAGATTGCTGAGGTTATTTCTTACTTGTATAAGAAGTATATACTTATAAAACGATGAAACCTAGAGTATGTTTTTTAGCAACTGTTTATAATGGCCAGGTATATCTAGCTGAAACTATTAATAGTATGCTTAGTCAAACTATGAAAGATATAGAGATTATCTATATTAATGATGGTTCTACAGATAGTACAGAAGAAATCCTTAAATACTATAAAAGTATAACGAAGAGATTTAAGTATTATAATATGCCTAAGAATGTAGGTATCTCTAAAGCATGGAATTATGGAGTTACTAAAGTGAAAGCACCCATTATATGCGTCTCTAGTGCGGATGATGTGTATACTGACTATAGGGCTGCACTCAGTCATAAAACCCTCTCACAGGGCAAATATGATGCCTTTTACGGGGCTTATTTGAGGAGTCATGAAAACATTGATGATATCCAGCAAGGATTCCTACAAGATGGATCTCCTGCATGGATGTATGAAACTATACCCTATAAGAAAGGTATGTTAGATAAGAAACAAACTATCCCCCATGGCTTTATGTCTGTTACTACGAAAATAGCTAAAAAAATACCCTACCGTGAAGAACTCAAAGTAGGGATAGATTATCCTTTTATTGTTGATTTAGAAGTAGCAGGTTGTAGATTTGCTTGGACTAAAGAAGTATTAGGTATTTATAGACTACATAAATCTAATGTATCCTGGACTAGACAGAAAGAGATACAGAAGTCTACAGAGTTAGCTCATAAGATATTGAAGAAAGCTAGAACTACTTCTTAGTAACTAGTATCTTTCCAAAGTATCTTGTCACCATCTCAGATATAAATTTACGTCCTAAGAGTAAAATCAAACCCAAAATTCCTACTAACTTTATAATGGAGATAGCCTGATCTATTTCTCCTGCTTTAAAGAAGTATCCTATAACCAAATTCACCCAAAGTACGAAGTTTACTATAAGCACATACCCAAGTCTCTTGGTTTCATATTTAATATGTTTACCCATTATCTTACTCCTTTTTGTAAAGCTTGTCTTACCCAGTTAGATATCTCTGGTATCTTCCTATGTAAGTATTTACCTGGACAATATCTATTACCAGGAGGATCTCTATAATCAGCATGTGTGAATATATGATGCATATCAGTATCTATCTTATACTCTTTACACAGTTTTAAAACTAAGACCTTCAATGAATTAATCTGTTTATCTGTAGGTTCTTCTCTTGTAAACTCTCCCATAACACAAATAGCTATAACATCTACATTATGTCCTGTAGAGGATGCAGGGTATTCTTTAACATCTCTACCCTCTATAATTGTACCATCTTTATTAATTATATAATGATATGCAATATCTCTAAATTCTCTTGTATTCACATGGAAGTCCCTCATAGACTCGATAGTCCAAGGTTCTTTAGTAGCCCAATCCTTCCATCCAGATTTATGTATACATATTTGCTTTGGTCTGTTTTCCATACTACTCTCCTAACGTATTTAATAACTCTCCACCGAATGATCCTTTTGGAGGTTGATACCATCTGATTAAATTAGCGAATCCTCTTTTGAAAGTTCTATCATCTCCTGTAGTAGCCCACTTAACTACTCCTTCAGCTAAATCTAATGGTGTCTCTAGTAGATTTCTATTAATAGGAAGTCTAGAATATATCCTATTTAGTTGAGCTGATTTAAAATAAGGATCTACTTTTCCAAGACCTGCTGCTATTGCAGAAGTAACTCCAACATTCATAGTCCATTTATAGAAAGGTTTAGCTCCCATTGCTTTACGTAACATTTGAAAATGATTTGGAGACCAAGAACCAAATAGTCCATATAACCTACCTAATGGTCCTCTAAAAGCCTGTAATTTATTAGTATAAGTGTACACATATTGAGTAGTTTCTGCTACATAGTCTCCTGCTAGTCTAGCACCCATTTCTCCTACACCTAATTTCTTAGCATGCACATATCCCTGTATATAAGATCTTGCTGCATTATTTCTAGCTGAGGCTGATACAGGATAATAACCTAATCTACCTAGGAAGTCAGCAGCTCCCTTAGCTCCTCTTTTAATTCCTATACCCATCTTCCTTGCTATTGAACTACTATTAGCAAGTCTTGCAGCTTCATCTTCTAATCCTAGTCCAGTTAAAGCATGACCACTAGAGAGTTTATCATATATTTGAAATACTCTACTATTATTTAAGAGAGCTTTAGCTTTACCTGGTTGTAGTAAAATAGCTTCTGCTTGAGCTCCACTTGCAACATCAGTAAACATATCTGCATAGTATCTTTGAGTAGTAAAATTTCTTATTAAAAACTTATAGTTACCAGCTCCTAATTTAGCTCTTGCAATACCTCGTATAGCTAAGTTAGTTAAACTTGATGCTGGATCTTTTGACCCTAACCCTAAAGATTTAAGAGTATCTCTTACCATCTTAGGTTGTTGTGCTAGAGTACTTTTCCATTTCTCAATCATCTTCAAGTCATTTTCATTTCTACCAAATATATCTTCATTAATTGTTCTTTTAATATAGTGCTGATTAGATTTAGTTAGATCATGTGTTTTAAGAAAACTCTTAGTTAATTGCTCTACTTTGTTATCATTAAAAGTTCTTATCATAGAATTCTCATATTGACGTAATACTTTATCAACATCTAAAGAAAATCCTTTTCCATTTAAAGTTCTAGCTTTACTAAACCCCGAATTAATCTCTTGGATTGTTTCTAAAGCAGGTTTATTATTAGGAGCTTCTTGTATGTGTTCTACGAGTTTCTTTCTGATATGAGTAAAGTAACCTTCCTCTTGGACAGGAATACCTGCTGCTTTTAATCTTCCCTTATAAAAATCTACTCTTTTCTTATAAAAACGTAATGCCTTTTGTTCTGCTGGAGTCATTGATTTTACTAATTTTAATTGTTCTGACTTAGAGATATTCCAAACTTTTGGTTCTAAAGCTACAGCAATCTTGCTAGAAGATTCTTTATACCCAGTACCTAAGGACTTAAATACTTTATCATAAGCTTTAAAAGCATTTCCTGTTTGCCTAGCTGTCTTAACTTTAGCTGCATCTACGGACTTAGTTAATTCCTTAAATCCATATCTTTCAGCTTGTGCATAGCCAGGAACAAATCCATGTGTCATAGTTTCAATATTTGCTTTAGAAGGATCTTTTAACATTTTATTAATTTTATTAATCTTCTTTGCTAATGTTTTTAGTCCTTTAGGGGATCTAAGATATCCAGGATGAAATTCTCCTGTGCCAACTAAAGTTTCTATAGTTCTATTAGCTTTAATAGCTTCCTCTTGGGATAGAGTTGTTTTATATTTTCCAGTAAGCATCTTATTTAAAACTTTAGCATCTCTAACATCTAGAGGTTTTTCTGCTAGATCTCTCATAATTAATTGATTTTTGAGTTGATGTCCCCCTTTAATAGCAGAAGGAGTTTCCCAAGTTTGTTTAGCTTGAGCATTTGTTAATTTTAAACCTTTAAGTGGTTTTCTAATAGGAGCCTTATTCCAAGCTTTAGTAAGTCTAGTTGTTTTGATTGCAGCTAATCCTGAAAGACCTGTGCTTAGAGCTCCTACTCCACCACCAATAACTGATCCTATCTTTGCAGAAGATAATAGATTTTGTCCATAGTCTTCTAGAGTTATCTCTTGGTTAATAACTTCTGGTAAATCTGTTGCTGCTGTATATGAAGTATAACCTAAACCTCCCTGTATAGCAGAAGAGGCTATTTTACCTATATAAGGTAATTTAGCTATTTTAGGTAAAAGTAACTGCATAGGTGTTGATCCTAGTACAGCACTAGAGGCCATTGTTCCAAGTATTAATTGTCCAGCAGTTTTATATGTAGTAGCCTGCATTTGAACATCTTTTTCAAGCGCTGTGTCAAACTGCTTAATTGTATCTTTAGTTTCTACAACTTCTCCATCTTTCCTCTGATTATAATAGTCATTCCAAGATACTTGTTTTCCACCTACACTTGGGATTATTCCACCTAATGTACTATCAAAAGAAACTTCACTTGAAGGAACTTCCTTTGTTGGGGTAAGATTAACTTGAGACTTATATTCTGGATATTTAGATATGATTTTATTTGTTAGTTCAGTATTATCTATATCAGCATATTCAGGATATTTCTTTTTAATCCTCTCTGCAAATTCATCTGTATTCATTTGATCTGGCACTTATACCTCCTACAGTATTCCGAGTGAGTCTGTTGGTTTATATGCTCTTCTACCAACTCCAAAGTCAGTTCTTTTTGGAAGAGGTTTACCTGTTGACATAGCTTCTAAAGTAGCATTATAGAAATCTAATCTATCTTGCTCAGATTCCCAACCAAAACTACCTCCGACTTTATCCACATAGGTTTGAGCATCTTTATTTATCTTTATCTTTTGTACAGGTGTTATTGTTTTAGTTTTATTAGATTTTAACTTCTCTCTATTAGTAAGAGGAGCTTCATCGTAACCTATAATATTACCAAACATATCTTTCTTAGGTATAGGTTCTCCTGGTTTAGTTACATCTGTTGGAGCAAATAAGGAAGTATCAATCCCTAGACTCTTAAATAATTGTTGCATAGAAGCTTGTTGTGTTAGTTGTCCAGGATCATAAGCACCTGGTATTTGTGCACTAGTTCCCCCTGCTGGTACATTTAGTGGATTTCCTGAAGCATCTTTAGTTTGATATGGAGCTACAGAACCTTCTCCAAATGTCTCTTGCCCAGAGAAAGGGTTACCTTGGAACATATTAGCTACTCCACCTACGAATCCTGGTAGTAATGAAGGTAAAGCATTTTTACCAAAATTCTCTAAACTATCTACTTGTCCTGATCTAAATTCACCAAGAGCATTATCAACTGCTGCTTGTGGATTAGCTAAACTGAGGGATTTCTGAGATTCTAAATTCCCTATAGCACTTTTAGCTTGCCCTTGTCTATCAGTAATAGTTTGAGCTACTTTGGAATCAATCCCAGCTAAGAAGTCTGCTTCATTCTCTGCTATTCCTGCAAAACCTTTAGTTCCTACAGAACCTTCACCTACACCACCTGTAATACCAGCACTTGCTAGATTACGTCTAAATTGTTTAGTGTTAGCTTCAGTTCTTTCACCTGCTGATTTAGCAGCTTCTTCTCTAAAGGCTATATCTCCAGGTTGAGCTTCACCCTTTAAGAAAGGTGCTAATTCTGTCCTCATCCTAGCAATAGCATTTGAAAATGCTTCTTCTTGAGCATCAAAGTTACTCTGAGCCTCCTTTGCTTTATTATACTGTGTTGTTTTATCAGAAGCTTGTTTAGCTAGTGTGCTTAGCACTGTTGGTATGAACCATCCCATTATAATTCCCTCCTTATATATTTTTGATCTCTTACACCTTCCCAATACTTATAACCTAAATCTTTTAATTTTTTAAAATAGTGCTTGCATAGTATAACTCCTGAATTCCTATCTTTTGATGCCCAATGTAAAATAAATAAACTATCTTTATCATTTGGGTATCCTAGAATGTAACCTTTAAATTTACCTTCGTCAAAGATAAGTAAACATTCTTTATTCTTAGTATATAATCCTTGTTCTAAGAATTCAATATTCTCTTTATATTTAATATCTCTTTTAGAAATATCTAATACTGCTTTTTTATAAATTGATCTATACTTTTTAATTTCCATTTAGTCTCCTATATTCTATGGATAGAAACTCTTGTATTTTTTAGAGCCCCATCAAAATCTGGTACTGCATCTCCATTATTATGATAACCTTTAAAAGTTAGTATATCTCCAACTATTAAATCTACAATAGTAGTATTGTTAGTAGTTGTAACTGCACTTTGAGAATTACCTGATAAAACTTGAGCAACCTCTACTCCATTTTTAATTATTAGACTTGATATTGTCTTATCTGCATTAAGACTACTTACGCGTAAATTAAAGGTAACTAGATATCTACCTGCTTGAGTTGCTGTAAAACTATATGCTGTAGTATCAAATTCATTAAGACAATCAATATCTATAGTATTAAATTCAATCTGTGTGAATGTATTATCAGCAATATTAGCTTGAGAAGCAGACAAATATACTACAATACATGTTTTATCTTTAAGTCTATTCACATCCCATTTAAGCTCTTCTATATCTGTATCATGTTGCTGTATCCTATTCTCTTTAATAACATCTTCACTTTTCAAATCCCTCTCTACAGGATTCCCTAACATATCAATTTTAGGATCTACATCTCCAATACTTGGCATTACTTATTCTCCCCAGATTGTTTAATTTGATTAGACCAGAAAGAGATATCCATAGATTGAGATAAAATATTATTAGAAAACTTATGCGCAATATATTTACCTTGTAATTTCAAAGGTAGTCTTTTGATAAGTACATCTAATGAATCACCATCTGTAGAAATATCCCCACTATTAGTAATACCTAATTCATTTGTAACTGTAGTAGTAATAGGCATATCTGAAGTAGTTTTCCCTACTCCTATTTCAGTAAGTACAGTTTCTTTTCTCTTTGCAGGATTCTTATAAGAATTAAACATTGATTGCCATTCTGCATTTATAGAAGAATAAGAGGCATCTGCTTGTTGATCTCTCCAATCAGTAGGAGCTACTCCAGAGTAACGAAGTTCATCTATTAATGCTCCTGTATATGTTGTAAATGCTGGAGGAAATTGTATTACTAATTTAGTAGCAACTGATAAATCAGCTCCTCCACTTGCTCCAGTAGGAGTAACAGCAGTATTAATTGAAAGTAAATACCATCCTGGTCCAGTGATAGGATTTCCATAAGCATCTTTGGAAATATTCCATTGAGTAGTTTCTGCCGTATTATAGATTGTAGCGATAAAATTGTAAATAACATATCCTCCTGCTACATCACTTGGATGTTTCCACCAAAAAGTTACATTTGTATCTTCAAGATCTGTTGCTCCAGAAAAAGTATTTGTTAAAGCAGCATATCCTGTAGTTGTAGAGAATGCTAGTGAAGCTGATTGGTATTTCTTATCTGTTGTAGTAGCTGCAAAAGCTGATGTATTAGCAGATGTCCAACCAGTAGTAGAATTACAATCTGAGAGTAAATCACTCTTACTTAATTGATAATCATGTTTGTATAGATAACCATCCTTATCTCCCATAATAACATAAGATTTAGTAGAACCTCTATACCCTGTAGCAGCAGTCATGTTTATAAAATCATACCTTGACCATGCTTTACTACTATTACCATAGATTAATTGATTCTGACTATAAGCATCTGCACTATTACCATAGAATAACCAGTATTGATCTTTATCTGGATGAATGCAAGCAAAATCATCTTCTCTTTTATCTTCAGGAACACTTTGTAGAGTAGGTACAATTCTTCTATCAATTCGTATAGGTTTACTACTTGCCCCTACCGCATATAGTCCAGTAGTAGATCTAAAGAATAGATATTGTAAAGCTCCCCAAACATTATCTTGTAAATCTCCTAATATAACTCTCCTAATTGATCTATCAGAAATAGCTCCAATTCCTTTCTCATTTGTGTCTCCTGTATACATAGATACTCTTCTATAAGGAATATCTGTATTGTTAGTAATAATAATTTTGTGTATAGAATAGTGTTTAAATACAAATAAGATATTTCCTAATGTTGACATTCCTTTGATGGAATCTCCATCTCCATCATCAATACCCATGTTAGAACTATCTGTAGTCCAATCTGCACCATCATTAGGACTAGACCAGTAAATAACATTTCCATAAGAAGCAAATAATCTTCCATCGAATGTTTCTAAATTCTCTGGTAAACTAGGAGCATTTGTATCTGTGATAGATGTCCAAGAATTATTAGTAGTAGCAAAATATATTCCTTGTGTTTGACCCACTACCCGTATATCGTCAATTTGTAAAGCTCCAAATTTATTATCTGTAACTTGAAAGATACTTACTTTTATCCTAACTATATCACCAACATCTGGTGCTCCTACAGTACCGCCTGTAGCTGTACTATTTGGATCAATTGAAATTTGATGCCAACCACTTCCTATAGAATCACCATTAATATCTGTAGTAACTTCCCAGTAAGCTCCATTATTTTCTGCTGCTTCTTTATAGAAGTAAACTCTAATTTTAGATATTCCACCACCTACATCACTATCAGATCCTTTAATCCACATAGTAATATTTCTATTAGTAGCATCAAAAGTAGTAAAATCTTTATAGAATCCATTTTCATTACCTACGGGAATAATATTAGCACCACCAGAGATACATCCTGTTCCTTCTACTTTATCGTAAGTAATAGCTGCTGGATTTGCTATCTCAGGTGTAGTACCAAATCTAGCCCACCCAGTAACAGCATCACAAGCATCTACTTGTCCTGTTCCTGCATCTGCACTCTTAGTAGTAATAAATGATTTACTTCCTATAGTAGCAGAACTTGGTATATAATCTGTATCAAGATTACTTAAGATAGCTGTAACTGTCCCAGCAGTTAAATCAACATCATATAGAACTCCATTGTCTGCATAACATTGTAAGTAGGTAGATCCTGCAAAACTAAATTGATAGAATCCTTTAATAGCTCCACCTGCTGCTGTTCCATTAATTCTACTAACACCTTTACGTTTATGAATACTTCCATAAGTACCATACCTATCAAAATATACATTATGCGCTATAGAGGCTTCAGCAGAATTCATCTGATACTTGGATATAGCTTCGTTTAAGCCTTTAGAGTTATTATCAAATAACCATGTTTCATAGTTGCTTCCCATTATTCTAGTGAATCTCCTTGTAGTAGTCTTGCATCAGAACCATTCAAATGTTTCCTTTGGTCTGCTAACATATCATTTAATCCTTTTTGAAACTTATGTTCCCAACGTCTATACCTTATATTATCATCTCTATCATTATATAAATCAGCTATTACACCATATTTTATTACTCTTGCATATTCATCATGAAATTCAAAGTAATGACTATCAGCAGTCATAGTTCTATGTTTTCTATAAATATAAGTTGTTAGAACTTTATTTTGAGCTGGAGTAGGATAGAGGTAAAAAGCATCATCTGTCACTGGTATAAAGTGAGTAGGTGATCCTGTTGCTTGAGTATAATCTGTTACTACCTCTTCATATCTTTTTAAGGCCATCTTCTTAAGAGATACTTTTTGTTCTGATTCTTTCATACTTTCTACATTATTTACTTGATAAGCTGTATTAGAAGATAGTGTATACCTTCTTGTACCAGCTACAGTTGTAAAGTCATATAGATCTCGCATACCTCTCCACGAAGTCTTTGCTTCTAACTCCATAATTCTGTCATTAGTGAAGTCATCTATCAGTAACTCTGTATAAGCTGTAGAGTCATCAAAATATCTTTTTACTTGTAGTTTAAATGCGCTAAAATCAATTGCCATAACTTTTCATCCTCCTTGTGTGTTTTATTTGCTCTTTCTTTAGAATTCTAGCATATCTTTCCGCGATTGTCGCTAAACTATAATTAGCTTTTATCTTTTTGTAAGCTGTATTTCCTACTTGTTTTCTAAGAGTAGCATCTTTAATTAATAGTTCTAAACTTTCAATCCAATCTTCAGTTGTATTACATAAGTAACCATCTTTACCATGCTCAATACATTTGTATGGTTCGACATCTGAAGCTACTACTGGTATCTTTAATGCAGATGCTTCTAACCATCTTAAATTACTTTTAGCTCTATTAAATAATGTATCTCTGATTGGAGCTAATTCTATATCAAATCCAGCCTTTGCTTTATATTCAGGATACTTATTTACAGGTATCCATCTTTGTATGTGCTCTACTCTCTTTAAACTTGTTATCTTCTCAGGCAGTTCTCCACCTAAGAATTTAAACCTAACTTTAGGGTACTTCTTATGTATGTACTCTATAGCTGGTATAATTAATTCTACATCTTTTAGGTGAGCAGATCCACCTTCCCAGCCAACTGTTATATATGTTTTCTTTATATTATTTTTATACTTGCCCCAAAGTTTTAAATCTACTCCATTTGGTACAATATGTATATTCTCGTTAAATGGTTTGTATAGGTCTTTTAAATATTTTGTTGATACAATTACTGCATCACTATCTTGTAACTGTGTCTTAACTACTTTCATCAAATCAGAGTTTGGATCAAAGTAAGAATGGTTAGGATTTGAAGAATCTACACCAAACGCATAATCATCTATCTCAGTTATTACAGGTTGTTTAAAATGATGAATTAGATCTATTAAAGCTAATCCCCAGCAAGAAGAGAATAGTTGAAAGATGAAAGACTTAACTTTCTTCTTTGTACATAAGAATCTAAAATAATTCTCTTTCTCTAACCTATCTTTAGGGTTTGCTATAGTAGCTTCTAATTGATTTACCTCAGCATTAAACTTTGCTGGATTATAATCATTATACCAACATTTAGATAAATCTGCTTTCTCCATTTCTTTAGCAAAACCTATCATTCTATAATATGCACTCGACTGTGTCTGAGTGTAACCCCAATATACTTTCATACTTTCCTCCTATACTTTATTTAACGTCCTTCGTATTTGATCCTGCTGTATCTATTTCATAATGGATATCAAAATCTAAAAAATACACTCCTCCTGCATAATTGTCTGCTGAGGCTGCTACCCTTTTAATTCTGCACATTAAGACAGATGAAATGGTATGTCCTGTACCATCTATCCCCGCAGTAGGAAAATATCCAAATTGGTGCATCCCATTAGTATTTACTCCAGTTGGTATATCCGTAGTAACTAAAGTAGTATTTGCAGGAAAATCTTCACCTATATCTGCCCACCAATATTCAAATTCTACTCCAAAATTATCTGAAGGATCCACATCAGAAGTTGTCATAAAATGTACATGTGGCCATATAGTAGATCCTTCTTTCCACTTATGAGGTATTTGAACTGTTATAATTGACTCATCACCATCTGAATACACATAACCATAGACACCTTGACTACCAGAACCATCTGTAGCCATCTGAGTTAATGCTGGATTGTTAGAATTTCCTCTCCAATTGTTAGGTCCTAGAGGTGTGACATAATCTTCCCATACTGTAGCAGTACCATTAAATTCTAAAGTACCATCTGCTTTAATAGCAGTATAGTTAGTTCCAGGAGTACCTACTTGTGTCTCTCGAGCAGCATCTATCTCTACTACTGTAGTTCCATCTGTTCTTAGTCTTATTTTCTCTGCTGCTATAGTTAGTCCTGGTGTAGTAGCTGGAGGAGCTAGTTCAAAATTAAATAAATGAGTACCTCCACCAAATGTTCCACTATTATCATATAATGCTTGAACTATCTCTGCATCTGTAGATGTGGAAGCTAAATCTGCATAATCTAACATGCTAAGATCAAATATTCCACCATCCCAAGGAATAACCCCAGCGTAACCACCCACAGTAGAAACTGCATCATGAAAATCCCCACTAGTTGAAAATGTATGTGTCACACTTCCAGCTAAAACATTATCTAGATAAATACTTAAAGTTTTACCTCCGTCTAAACCACCTGCTTTATCCCACATAACAACCATGTGTATAACATCATCTGGAGACCAAGTTTCACCAATAGTAAAGGTTCCACCTGTTGGTTCTTCGACTCCATTAACTCTCAAAATAAAAGTCCAATCATCAATACTTGACTAACAACTAAAGAATTATAATTGATATCTGCTGCAAGTGGATAAAGAACTCCTGAATCCGTACCGTACATACGCATATTCCAAAATAAAGAACCATCACTTATTTGAGTTCTAAAGTTATCAAAATAATGTTCGTTATATCCTTTTCCTGGACGTACAGCCATTATGATCTTTCCTTTATAATTTTTCTCCAACTCTCAGTATTGTTGGGTAAACTTCTTACTCTACATGCTTCCTCTAACCAATGGTTTGCAAATTCTTGCTTATTAACATCTTGCATTATAAAATCACTCCCAAGCATCCACTTATTCATCTGTTTAGATAGATTCATTACAATCTTATCTAGATTCTCTTGTGTTCTTGGTAACTGACTAATCTCTAAAGCTTTGACTACATAATTTTCTAAAGTTCCTGATGCCATTTCTTTACAGCTTAATTCAGGAATTTCATTCATCTCAAATCCATCTTGTGCTGGACCTGAGGATAACTTAGTATTCTCTCTATTTAGTAATGTTGAGTTTACTTCCTCTGGTCTATTACCAGGTTCAGAAACTATGCTTGCTTCATCTGACATTTATACCACCTCACATATTTTTCTAAATCTCTATCAAAATCAGTTGTAGGTTTAAATCCATACTTACCTACTTTAGTAATATCTGTACATAATCTTTGCACTTCTCCAGCCCTAGGTTGTACATATCTAATCCCTGAAGTAGATCCTGTAATCTCTATAATCTTTTCTGCTATATATTTAATAGCCTGAGTCTCTCCTGTACCAAAGTTATAGACTCCTGCTGGAAGTTCTGTCATAGCAAAACTATAAGCTTGAATAATATCATCTATATACATATAGTCTCGTTTTTGTTCACCTGAACCATAAATATGAAGTGGTGCATTATTTAAAGCAGCTTTTGTAAATCTAGCAATCACTGATCCATAACTACCATCATTTTGAGATGGTCCAAAAGCATTAAAGTTACGTACTATAATAATATCCATTCCATGAGTATCTACATAAGATTTCGCTAACCTATCAGCAGCCACTTTACTTGCACCATAAGGTGACTGGCAGTCTAAAGGATGTTCTTCATTCATATATTCTTGTTGGGAACTTCCATAAACTTCTGAGGTTGAAGCAACTATACATTTAATCTTATGCTTTCTACATTGTTCTAATATATTTAAAGTACCACTAACATTTATATCGAGTGTCTCTTGAGGATACTTAATAGAGTAATCGACATGAATTTGAGCAGCTAAGTGTATTACTAAATCTATAGGGTTCTTCTTAGGAACACTAAAAACTTTATGTAACCACTTCTTATCTCTAATATCTTTATTATAGATGCAATGAGGATAATCAATCTTATTACTACATGAATGAAAATCATTATCCATTCCTGTAACTATATGACCTTGATCCCACAAATGATTTGCTAGGTGTGATCCCATAAATCCTTTAATCCCAGTTATAAATACATGCATTATACTACTCCTATACTTTATTTGATTGGAAGGGGAGTTTTACCTCCCCAACCATTCCATTCAGGTTTCTAACCGTTAAAAGTTATAAGACCTGTTCCTTGTGTACTGTCAAGGACTTTACATACACCTGTCCATTTATATCCTACAGTAGCTGTTTGCTGCAATAGATTATCGTGGGAAGCAGTTTCAAAACCTAGACGATAAGTTTTGATTCCTGTGTCTCCAGCGAATTCAGTTATAGCAAAAGCTTGTTTTCCTAAGAATATAGCAAGATAAGCGGTAATTGATCCTGTAGCACCTGTCACACTCATAGAGTGAGAAGAATTAAATAGGTTAGTAGATTCGATTATTCTACAACCAGCAACTTTACCAACTTCATGTTTGAACATTTTGTCAGCATTGTTGTATCTATTCCATTCTCTCCATTCTGGATCCTCCATAACACTGTTAGCTTGTTTTGGAGAAACTACTAATGCGTATTCTCCACCACTATGCGGACTAACATTAGCAACCTTCAAGTCTGTTACAACTTTTCGGATCTTGCCTATGTTAAGAGCGTCTGGACCTGTCGCACCTAAACCAACTGCATTTGTGTCACCATTATCTGCACTTGCGCTATAGAACGCTGTAAAACGTGCTAGAGTAACTTCAGTTGACTTATCAGCAGACAAGAAATATGCAGACAAACCACCAAGTTTTCCGTTGTACCATGTTGATAATGGTCTGTGGAATAAACCTGTAGCAGTAGGACCTGCATGATAAGCTACACTGGCAACATAATCTTCGGTAAACTCACTAAAGAGTTTATCTTGGATATATTTGTCAATTGTGTTAGCAGCTGAAACACCAAATCTTTCTACAGCAATAGTCATCATATCAGCGATAGATGATTTTGCCATTACATCAGAAATAGCTGTCCTGTCACCAAATTGAATCACGGTTGCTGTCTTAGTACCACCTGTCATAAATTGACCTGCTGGTAAAACACCTTCTGTGATTCTGGCACCTGAAGCAAACTTAGTTACAGTGTGAAATGTAATTACATTACCATTCCGTTGCTGTATTGGTCGGTTGTCAGCTAATTGCATTAAAACAGAATTATCTTCTAATACTTCTAGTATCTTTTTGTCGTGAAATGCTCCGAGTAGACCTGCGGAGTTATCACCGACGGCTGAACCTGCCATCGTCATCACCTTCTTTCATTATTTAATTTTTTCTTTCTTTATAACAATTCTGGACGTTCGAATTGACCTGTTAGTTCTGGAAATGTTTTTATCATTTCACTAGCAGACATTTCAACTTTTCCAGATACAACATCTTCTAATGAGGGTGTAGCGGAAATATCTTCTGGTTTAGTTGAGGATTCAACTGAAGCTGCTGCTTTAGTAATTTCTGTTGCGGTTACTTCGTCTACAGCTTTTTGCTTCTCTGATTCGATTACACCTTCCAATTTCTGTTTAGCAACTCTGTCATAAGCTACTTCCCAAGCCTCTGGATTTAGTTTAATAGCACCTGTCTTATCCCACTTGTCTAATACTGCGTGTACTTGATCTCTAACTTCTGTTGTATACGGTACAAGTTGATTTTGTCCATATTTTCTCTCAAGAGTAAGTTCATTATTCACTACTGCGTTTTGTATTGTAAGCTTATTAATAAGCCTTTGTTGTGGGTTCAACGGTACTGCTTGAACTGGTGCTTGTTCTTCTGAATATTCTTCAGGTACAGTATTCTCTACTGGCTGAAGAGATTCCACAATCTTATCCGTTTGTAAAGACTCAATTAACTTATCTTTTCCTGCTAATTGCTCCTTATACCTTTTAGCTAATCTTGTAGATTCCTCAAGTTCTGCTTGTACGTTTATCTCCTCTTCCTCAGGGACTATAGTTTCTTCAACTACAGGCTGGGGTTCTACTTCGGGAGTGGCTTCCGAAATTTCAGGAGTAGGTTCAATAGTTTCTAGAACGTCCTGGTTTTCTATAGGTTCACTCATTTTATTCCTCCTTATTTTATATTATACTAAGATGTTTTGTTTTCTTTTTCACGTTCCTGCTTTTCTAGCACCTCCTTTTTTAAATTTTCTATTCTTTCATAAAACTTATCTACCAATTGCCAAGTAGCTCTTGCTACTGGATCATCTTGTCTTTTTAATTTTTTCATAGCTGCTTCCTTCTTAGTATCTAAGAATAGAAGAATATCTTTGTATGCAGGTTGTTGTTCAACAAATGTATAACTTCCCCACAATTTTTCAACATCTAAAATACTATACTTTGACATTATCCTGTAGGACCTCCTGCTTGATTAGGTTGAGAAGGGTTAGCACCACCTGTATTCGGTTGAGTGTTTCCTCCACTTTGCTGTTCTTGTTGAATCATTTGTTGCATGATTTGTTGTGTCTCTTCATCTGAGAATGTTACTTCTTCTGCAACTTCTTCTCCTAGTAGAGTCTCAGCAATTTTTTGAATTATAACTTTAAACTTAACTACTGATTGAGCCATTGGTATTCTTGAAGTGATAGCTAAGAAGTTATTTAGTTGATGTGACAATTGTTCCATCTCTACTAACTGATTACTACCTACTGCAATAAAGTCTAGGTCTTGAATAAGTTCTTTAGGATCTAGTCTCACATATTTCTCACCTGATTCTCCTACTACACCTATAACCATTGGTTTAGTCATAAACTGACTAATCAAAGAATACACCATAGAAATAAAAGGTTTAAGTAACATGTTTTCGAAAGTAAGCATCTTACCTAGAAACTTCTTATTTCCAGCAGTCATCAATAATCTTGTTTGAGAAGTATTTCTTACAGCTCCACTCTCAAATGTTCCTTGCATGATTCTACTAGCTCCAGTAACTTCTCTAATCTCATTTTGACCTAAGCCTACTTCATAAGAAGTATCTACTTTACTAAATTTTAGTTGTTGCAGTTTATCTGCCATTTTCTCGCCATCTTCTAAATCTACAAATATTACTCCACCTGGTCTAGCTTTAACTTGACTTAAGTCTATGCCAGCACTTCTAGCAACTGTCAACATTAAGTTATTAGCTAGGTTATTACTATCCATAGCTTGATTAACTGCTGTGTTTAACAGATCTTGGCCATCCTCAGCTAGTTCACATACACCAATACCCCAAATCTCTTTAGGGCGTCTTTTATAGTTACTATATAAGAATGGCTTCTTCCCATGTTCGAAAGGATTCTCTTCATCTCTGATAAGAGTTTGACCACCTGCTACAGTGCGCAATATTGTGCCATCTTTACTCCAGTATTCTAATATCTCATATTCTCCTAATTCATTAACAGTAACTTTAAGAGTTTCATCAGGGTTGGTTACTTTTGCTAAATTACTAGAATCATTAATACCTAAGTCAATCTTTTGATCTCTGGTAGTATGCTCTTGTTGATCTCCATCTTTTCCACCAATTCCAATGTTTTCTAATTTATCTAAATTCATGTATAGGTTTTTACCTGTAACAGATTTTACCTTTTTATTAATATTTTTTAAGTCATGTAGAGACTTCCAAGTTCTATGAACTAACCATGTATCTTCAAAAGAGGTAGCTCTAGAAGAGAAGAATATATCTTTCCAGGAAATATGTTCTATCACTGGACTATCTTTAATAACTTTAACTACTTCTCTTTCCTCTACTGTTTCTTTTACTGTTGGTATGTCAAAACCTAATACCTTCTTAGTAGTAGGAGTTTTTATAACTTCTTTTACTTTCCTTGTTATTGATTCTTTCTTCCAAGAGACCTTCATAAAACTTGTACCTATTACAAGGAGTTCAGTAACAAAATCATCAAATGTATTATAAGCTTGCATCTTCTCAATATATATTTTAATTAACTTCTCATGTATCTGAGCACTTTCTTTATTTATCTCAGTGTCAACACCTTTTACTTTAAATGGATTACCCTTCATAAATATAGTATCCATAAATATAGGATGAATTGTATCAATAACTTTAAATGTTTCTTTCATATAAAGTCTTGACTTATAAGCATAGTTCTTACTATCTGGAAAGTCAGGAGTTTTATTTGTACTATTATGGAAGTGTCCTTTACTTATTAAAGTAGAATTAAACATCTCATACCACTTGGCAAACCTACTCTCTAGGGTTTGTCTAGCTTTAGAAGCCTCATTCTTGAGTTCTAATATTTGTTGGACTTTTTCTCGTTCACTGGCCATAATTTCTCCTCTCCTAATTTAAACTGTAAGTAATTTGAAATTCTGAAGATCCAAAAGTAAATTTTAATACCAAGTTACAATTCTCGGCAAACTTTGGATATGTCTCAGCATATTCCTGCATTATCTTTTCTTCACCTTTTAATTTTTCTTCTTCTAATTCGTCCATTTTAATATCCTGTTCTACTACAATTTGGATTGTAATCATACTGAGGATCTTTCTGATCTAATTTAGATGGTTTAATAATAGTTAAGATATTAGATAAAGCATCTGGATAATCCTCATGATCTGTATTACCATAATCTACTAGTTGGTTCAACAACTTAATCATTCCTGGACTTAACTTTCTTATCTTTCCCATGAAAGGATATGCTTCTCCTTTTTCATCTTCCACGAAAACTAAATTCTTATTCTCTATATATGGCTGTAAACCTAAAATCTTAGCATGCTTACTTCTTTGATTACTTGCCATGATAGGTATCACTTTTCTCTTTAATGCTGGATACTTCTCTTTAAAAATATTTATGTATGTTTTACTAAAGTTCTTCTCTATTGCTATCTTATAAGGTTCATGTAGATCATTCTCTAATGCAATCATCTCTAAGAACTTGTTACTTGATATGTTAGCTTGTCCAATTGAGCCTAGTATATATAGTTTACTTAGTTGTAAGTCTCCTACCTTTACTGCACTTACTCCTACCGTGATAGCTGCCCAATCATCTGCTCTCTTGTATGTACTATCATCTCCAGCAGGGTCAACTAGTAAGTATTTCTTCATTCCCCCTGGAACTTCCTTCTTACTACAAAATTGCATATCCTCTGCTTTAAATGCTGCTCCCTCATCTGAAGTAGGGAAATTCATTTGCTGACAACTAAATTCAAAAGTTCCTTTTTCTGCATAAGTATTCTTGGCATATTTAATGTCAAACATATTAGGAGCTAGTAACTTAGTATCTGGATGTTTTAAAAGTAAATTAATCTTACTTCTCCATCTCTCAGGGTCAGACTTCTCTAAAGTTGGATTTACCATTAATGGGTAATCAATAAGAAAATCTAATGATCTCTTTGCAGTTACCATCAGATAGTTATATAGATCTCCAAAATGCCATCTAGTACCAAAAACTACAATAATCCCTTTCCTAGTGTTTCCATCTAAAAAGGGTTTATTCTGGTCATTAACTACTAAATCTAAACAATCCTTATATAGCTTAGTTTGTTTCTCTCTCATAACAGATGTCTCAGAATTATCTCTAATAGCTACATCGTCTAAGACTATAATATCATAGTGAGCTCCTGTTACATCTTTACCTACAGAGAAAGTCTCACAAGATTTATTCTTATAGTGTGCTGTTCTTGGGGCGATGTTAAAACCTTTTTTAGTCCATCCACCTTTAGTAAACCAGTTTCCGAATAGATCTATGAATTTTTCATTTGCAGTAACATGTGATTGTAACTCGGATATAATATCCTCACAATGCTTTCCTGTAGCTGAACCTAATCCTACTCTAATATTTGGGTTTCTTATCCACATCCATAAGATCCAACCTACTATCATAGTGGTCTTTAGATGTTTTCTAGGAATAGTTACTACACCTCTTTCGAACTGGTGAGTAAGCTTATTACCTATTTCCAAATGAACTTCTTCTTTTACATCTACATACTCCAGAACTGACTGGCAGAAGTAGATATAATCATTCTTGCAGCGTGCTGTTTCTAACCTCTTCTTTAACTCGTGATTTAAGCACTTCAGTCTCTTCAAGAATTTTATCAAGCTCTTGGATAAGTTGTCCAATACTAAATCCATTATACTCTCCTAATGCTTCCTCTTCAAGTTTAAGAATCTTGAAATAGTATTTCCAATATTCCTTTGGGTCACTTGAGAGTTTCTTTAACATCTTTGGAAGTTCTGTTTGAATGAATGTCTTAGCTGACATCTCACCTACAGAAGCTTCTAAAGTTTGAGCGTCTTGAAAGTCCTTAATCCTTTTAGATACTTCAGGTCGTTTCATTAGCTCACTGCCTCGTTTATGCGCTGAAGCTGGAGCATATCCTGCTGCTATTGCTGCTTGGCGATATGATTCTCCAGTGTTCACTTTCTCTACGAATAAATCTATCTTATCTTGTTTTACCAATATACTCTCCTAATCAGGAGTTCCACCTGCATCTGTTGTTCCATCACCATCTGATTGTGTAATAACCCATTTACCTGCTGATCCTGCTACTATAGCAGTTGCGTGCATAATACTTCCTGCTGGCACTGCTAACTCTTTATTAGGAGTACACTCTACAGCATTAATATATTGTGTCTGCAAAGCTGGTCTAATCTCAATTTCTGTTGAAGGATCACTTATGATATCAATTTTATGTCCTACTACTGGAGTAGGTAAAACTATAAATAAGTTTGCTCCTGCGGATGTTACATTAACCATTGAAGTTCCTGCTGCTATTATAGCATCTGGGCTTGTTATAGCTGTTCCTGCTGTGATTTCTACTGGTGTTTGAGTAAAACCTTCTTCAAAGGTTATCTTTCCTAGAGTACCATCTGTACCACCTGCCTTAGAGAGAACTATATAACTTCCCTCATAACTGTTAAGCCCGATCATATAGTCTACATCATATCCAAGAGAGTTTATATAAGTCTCTAACTCTGTAATCCCCTGCCATTCTTTAGTAGTATATGTAGCGGTAGCAAATAATGCAGTACATAATATTAAGAATCCAATTATCCATTTTTTCATTTTCTCACTCCCTGTTTTTATGTTTTATGCTTTATTTCTCAAGGTATATTCAAATACTAGTTTAAGGTATATAAAACGGTATACTCTGAGGTATACTTTATTGTATCTTCTTACCTATTGTTAAATCTTTATCTAGTTGGTAAACCCCTTTGTTTGTAAAAATTAAATACCCATTCATACAGTTCTTAGTGTCTGTAATTACTTCACCTTTTCTTATTCCTGTTAGTTTTAAAATAATCTCTAGGGTACGTCCATTCATAACTTAATCTCCTTACATACAATATTTTTTAAAAATTCTATAAGTGTGCATTACCTCAGTATAATAACCTTCTAGTACCCTTCGTCCCTTTGACGGTTTAACCTTTTACTCAATAGGTCGTGTAGTTTTAAGAGGTCTATGGCTTATATGTCCTATTTCCCTTGTATTACTATGTCCCTAGCTTGTTTAATCACTAATAGTGTAATAAGATATAGTAAATACTTAAACTCCATTCATACAGCTCCTTATTGCCCATACAGTGTGATACTTACATGTAAAATGTTTGTTACCTTTTATACCTTTTTAAGTATCATACTACTATCATATACCTTATATGTTAGGAATGTAATACTAAGTATAATTAAGTACTATACTTGTTTGTATCTTATACTGTTATTGTTTTAAAATACGTACTTCTCCCCCATTCTCTTTTAACCAATAGGCTGTTAGAGTTATTTTAATATATACACTTTCTTTAAAAATAGAGAGATAAATGTATTATATTATTAGGGGCTATACATGAAGTAAAGAAGTTATACGTTTATTTAATATAACTTAGTCAACCTAATAGTAACCAATGTTCGTTAGAACACTTCAACCTAGTAGGATTATGGCAAACTTAAATTAATAAGTATTGGTTATTTGCCGAGGAGAGAACGGGGGCAAGAGAACCTCTGACTTTCACACTTCACTATGTACCACTTCGGAGATGTAACCCGTGTCTTGATAATTCAGTTAATATTGTGACAAGTAATATTAATGATATAGTAAGTTCATTTAATCTGTCTAGTTCAACTCCAGTATAACTGGAACACGTAGTGCATCGATTAGTGAACTGTTTAATTGCTGGACTATATAATAGTAGTTGGATTGTTAGAATGTAGTTTATTAACACACTTCTGACATAGATGATATTCTCGATCTTCAAAACCTAATGCCACTAGTATAATACGATATGTATTATAAGGTATATTTCTTTTACATATATCACAATGACATTCTTTTACTATCATACTATTTACTCCTTATCTAGTAGAAGATAAAACATACCCTCTCACAGTAGGTACACTTTTGTCAATGAGAGACAATAAATATGCCAAGTCAAGGGTAGTATTTGGTGTATGTACGGTAATTCAATAATAATGCACCAGAATATATCGTCACGTTTGGTGCTAATAGGGGGTTATTTCTACCAGAGTATGGATATTATACAGGCCTTAACTGGCCTATTAAGTTATAAAAACAGGCCTTGTAACTCATGTTCCCTATCAGTAATATTTAGAAGTATGTGGCACTAATTGGAAGCTATACACCTCTTCAGTAATATTACTTGCCCAGTTACTATTATACCTTTGGTATGATACTCTTGGTATAGTTGACCATATTGCTGACGCTAGCAATATGGTACATGTTATACCCTGTAAACTGTACACTAATGTACATGTTATATTATGTAATTAAACATAATGTTAAACTACATAATCCTATTATTGTATAGATTATCATCCAGTATGTAGATAACTTATCGACTGCGTGGCTATAGTTTATACGCTTGAATTATCTTGTAAGACAAATAAGCAAATAAAACATATAGTGTGTTGTATATGTCCAACAAGAATCTGAGTTGTATATGTACAACAATAAACATACCAAGATATATCGTTGTATTATTTGAGTGTATTTAGCCGTGTGCTATACTACTCTTTATTTATTTCAATCCAGGGAGTGTATTTAGGGGGCTAGGTAATTTAACGATATTTTGTGTTGCTTTCTTGATTTAATTAGTGTATCTAAGCTGATTAATTATGAATTACACGATTTATTTATGTGCCAAGAATGGGATAAAATGGTACTGTTTTAGGGGGTATTTAGAGTGTTTTTACTATACATACCCGTAATAAAGCAACACTCACAACTGGCATATCAATGACCTATAAGTAGAGGGGCAAATAAATTAGAAAGGTGGTGAGTTAGAATGCTAGAATCAACAAAATTATTAAATAAACTAAACAAGCATTTTAAAGGAAAAGGTAAACCATATATAAAAAGATGTAATGTCAATGATACAAAATACTTTACAATTGGTTTTACTGAGTATGTTAGAAAGCAAATTGAAAATGAGCATATAAGATATTATCAAGGTATAATTGAAAGGTGGTGTTAAGATGTTAGACAAAGACAATGATATACAATATGAAATGGGATTCAGTGAAGAGGATAGGACACCAAAGCATGTTGTAGACAATTTTAAAAGAGGATTGAAGATGGTAAAACAAGGGTTACATATTAATAATCAACATGGGGACTATTACTATGAAAGTGAAGATGCTCATGCCGAAGAAATGTATAACAGAAAATGTAATGAGGTGTAATTATATAGATGATTTAGAAACACAGTTGGGGGTGGATGATGGAAGATAAACAAACACTAAAAGAGGTAGCAAATTACGCTATAGATGGTTTAACCAACATGCTAGGATATGATCATGAAATAGAGGAGTTGCACAATGATTTATTCAATGTTGACTATTTTATAATTGGTACGTTTGAAGCTAAAGAATGGTTAAAGAAATACCCAGGTACTTTTAATGCTATTGAAACTATTAAAGAATACGAGCAAGATACCTTTGGAGAAGTTCATACAGATTTCAGTGACCCCGAAAAGGTTGTTAATATGTTTGTATATATAGTAGGGGAAGAAATATTATACGATCTTAAATCATATGACCAAGACAAGAAATTAACTGATGAACTAGTAAAAGAAATGATACTCGAGTTAGAGAATACATATAAGGAGGTTGATTAAAATGGGCATTGATGATTTAATAGATAAAAAGAAATTAAGCTCTAAAGAAGCCAGAATAATAAATGGTATGACTGAAGGTATGAAGAGGACTATAGTAATTAGACAGTTAAAGAATGAGATATTTAGGGAGTTATGGGCCGATGTTAAGAATTTCTTTAAAAGAAAGGAGAAATAATATGTGTAGTTTTTTAAGTGTAATATTAACAAAGAAGAGAGAGATACTATATCATGATGGTTATAGTCATGAAAGGATAGTGACTAAATATAAGTTAAAAGATACTTCGTATCCTAA